CCAACTGGACCAGTTAGTGGCTGTACGCCAACTAGTTCATTAGCGATGACCGTAGGCATCACACGTCTGATCACTGGAAGGATCACACGATTTAGGGTTGCAACGTTACCGGCGGATGTAGCACCAGCTGTAGCACTCTCTGACAAATACTTGCGGGTATTTTCTAGAGTAGTTGCCATTACTGAACGCTTGTTACCTTGAAGACCTTCTAACAGTGCCTCTTTGGTTTCCGACCAGCGTGACTCGAGTAATTGTGACATTATAGTTCTCCTTAAACTTTTAGTCCCGCAAGCCTGCGGATGTCAAATATTTCAGCGGTTTTTTCCTCACTGCTGAATTGTTGTGCCTGTGCTTTGTCGCCTGTGATTTCTTTGCCTTCAGATAGTACTTTCTTCGCCGGGGTAGCACCGTTCATCACTGAACTGATATACTTGTCGAAAGCTGTACGTAGCTTTTCTGTCTGTACTGATTCTAGTAGACTGCCCATTACTTCACGCTTGTCACCGGTCAACGGGCCTAGCAATTCGCTCATAACTTCCTTGCGTTGGCTGCTTTCTTTAATGATGCGTAGTTCACGTTCTTTGTTTTCTACTAGTGATTGTGTTTCTGCAACAACTTTAGCTGCTTCTTCTAATTCTGATTCCTTGACCGCAACTACTTTCAATAGTTTAGCTGTTTCGGATTTCTCATTTAGATGACTTGCAGCGTATTCGCTGGCGAAGCTTTCAAAAATTCTGCGACCAAAGTCATTTCTGCGAGCAGCTTCAATGTCTTCACGCAGCTGAGTCATTTCGGAACGCAGTCCTTTTGCGACTGTTTCTTCAATGATTTTAGCTGAACGTGCTACGAAATCTTTCTTGATCTGTTCAAACTTGGCCTTGCTTTCACGAACCAATTTTACTTTGGTTTCGGCCAAATCTTTCTTGTCAGTGTGGAATTCTGCGATTTCTTTCGCTAGTGCATCCACGATAAAAGATTCTAACTTTTCAACATTGCCAGCTACTGCTTTGCGATCTTCGTGTAGTTCTGCAAGTTCTTTCTTGAGATTTTGAAGCACGAATGATTCCATTGCTTTGGCATCGTCCTTCATTTTCTTGTGATACTTGGCACGAGCTTCAATCAGGCCCTGACGGTCTTCTGCAAGCTCGCCTAGTTCTGCTTGTAGGCGATCTGTTAGCATAGCTTCAACAGCTTCTACCATAGCGCCTTTGTCGTGTTCGTATTTCTGTGCAAATTCTTCACGTAGTGTAGCAGTGACTTCATCACGGTTTTCTTGAATTCTGCTATTCCAAGCGGATTCAATTTCCGATTTGATTTCCTCGGAAATCACATTGTTTTCGAACAACTGTTTTACGATATCTAACATGTGATTCTCCTTGTTATTTGAGACCTGAAATTATGCGTTTCAGACTCTCTGCTAGGTATTTTTGTGCCTGTGGGTCGCCTTGGACTTGTTGTGCCATTTGGTAGGCCTGATAACCGCCTGTGTTATTCATTAGGTGTTCATACACTGGTGTAGGATAAGCGCCAGGTGCGCTGGGTTGAGCCACTACATCTACTGTGATGATCTCAAATCCTTGTACTTTGCCGTCGCTGTCAACTTCGCCACTGCCTCTGGAGCTGACGCCGAGTTTAACTCCCGACTCCAACATGGTCTGAATCAACTGACCCATGGGAGTTGGAAGTATTTTAAGTTTTCCGTAGCCGTTAGGACCGTCCATCCACATCTTGGTAATCATATGACTAACACGATCTAGATTGATTTTCAAATCCTGTGGGTGATCAACTTCTCCCAGCACAGAGTAACCACCAGCGATCTGCTCGTTGAGCGTTTTGACAGCCTTGCCAATTTCTTGAGAAGAATAAACACGTTGGTTTGCATTGCGGATGTCTCCCTGAATGCAAATACCGTTTAAATGCAGCGACTTTTTACCGTCACTGCCTTCTTCGCTCTCCAAGACAATCTTAGCCTGATCGTAACTCAAATGTTCTGCTAGCGTAAGTTTCTTCACCGTTTGATCCTATTATCTACGACCACGGAAAAGGCTTTGCTTGTTGTCAGCGGATTCTTTAGAACCAGCTTTCTCAGCACCATGTCCAGGTTCTTTCTTAGAGAAAGCATTCCCGTTCTTAGCACCTGGGACATTGATGTTACCAGCATTATCTTCAGTGGGCTTGCCTTTCAACAGTCCGGAACCTTTAAGTTCGCCTGTTTCTGAACCAGGTGCGCCATTTTTGCCGCTGAGAATGTTGGCAGTTGTGCCGCCCATGTCATTCTTACCAGCTACGATTGATTTATTATTAACACCGTTGTCGCCCATTTTTGCAGGAGCAACTTTTTCCACGTATTCACGCACAGTTTCAAGATCGAAATCATCTTTCATTTTATCGTCCATGCCGCCCATGTCATCGTCGCTCATGCCACCCATGTCATCACCACCTTTGAGTTCATCAAATTTGGCCTGTAGTTCATCAACAATGCTGTCTAGATCTTGGAATAGTTCTTCTTCGGACTTTTCTTCCATGTCGTCGTCGCCCATTTCTAGATCACCTTCTAGGTCATCTGTAGGATCGCCGCCCATCATATCTGGATCTTCGTCATCGCCTTCGATAGCGATATCTTCAAATTCTTCGTCGACTTTTTCTTCGTCTTCGTTTTCTTCTTTGTGAGACGCTTCATCTACTTCCTCGTCATCTTTATCTTTTTCTTCTTCCTCAGCGATTTCGCTGTCGATCAAAGATTCATAGATTTCACGGGATTGCTGTACCACATATTCGTGGAATAATTCTTCAGCTTTTGTTTGATCGTCGTTCACTAGATGCTCAAGCATCTGTTGCAACAGTTTTTTGTCTGCCATGTTATGTTCTCCTTTGTATAGTCAAGGCTGTAAGTTATTTAACACTAAGATTACAAACCAGGGTTAAATGGTAGTTTTTTGATTGATTTGATTAGAATATATAGTGCCCGGGAACGTTCTGTCAAAATCCTCAAAGGTGATGTGGCTGAGGTTTGACAGTGTTGGGCCTAGTTTATCTGGTATAAAAGCACCAGGATCTGCCACTCTGAAGAATTTCACGTGCCTAAATTCTTTGATGGTTTTTTCAGTTTGGCTCAGCCAGTTTCCATAGTAAGTGGCAGAATCTGAGCTTTTTTTATAGTTGTGAGTGTTGGCATATACATTATTGAATTTGCCGTTGTCACCTTGGTAATCAAAGCCAAATATGTAGATCTGTTGATGGCCCTGTGTGGCAGCGAACCATAGAGCAGTGGGTCCTGAGCTCCAACCTTTGTGGGGAGAAAAGAAGTTGATGTTGTGTTTGGTGCTGATACCTTTGTTGGGATTCGTCCAGACCTGATGTTTTTTGTGATAGCCTGCACCTATGATTTCGTTCACCATTTTCACATCCACAGCTATCAAGTAGTGCGGAGCATACTCTCTGTATTGCGCATTACAGCCATAGACTATGCCGCGATCAATTACACTGAGATGATTTAATTTCAGTCTGCTGGTACCGTTCCCTATGACAAATGCCGGGTTATTCTGCAGGTACTTCTGCTGGGGTTGCATACATTTGCCTAATAAATCCCAGTTCAGACTCTGATTCTACTTGATGTGCTTCTGCCTGCAGTCTCAGTTGATTGATCTGCCGTAGGGTTAAACGTATCTTTCTAGTGTCACTTTTTTTAACCACTGACGAATCTCTGCCAGCGTCGTATCTACGATCATTAGCAAAGTCGTTGTTTTTTTCGTTGAAATAAAAAAATTCGTTTAGAAGCATAATGTATTTATTATTGAACTGGTGCTTCTGGTGTTGCTGCTTCTGCACCTTCTGCGTCTGCTTCTGCGGCGGCTGCCATGTCTGGGGGTGCTTCTGCTGTCTGTGCTGCTGCGTCTGCAGCCATTCCGCCAGCTGAGACTCCTACACTTCTCAACTGACTCTGTGCATCAAGATCTGGTTTAAGAACTGTGCCGTTTTCTTCTCTCCATAGTTTTTCGTTTTCTTTGATTTCTTCTTCACTGAGTCCTAGGAAACGTTTCATAGCGAATCGCTTGCTGAGATGTGGAATAGCTATGACCTGGCTGAATGTTGCAGCTCTAGCTGTGTCAAGTTCAGATTGGCGATAAGCAGCAAAGTTCTGCGGTGAGTTAAATTTCAATTCAAATAGACCATTATCTATGTTGATGCCCTGTGCGTTTAACCATAGTTTGAATTCTAGATCAAAAGTTTCTACGATCATTGACTGTAAACGTTTACAGTATTCGTTGAATCTCAGTTCTTGTATGTAGGCAGTGCCAACCTTGCCATCTGCCATGGTGTTGGGCTGTTCATCTATGGCCGTAGGAAGATATGAACTAGGTATGCGTAAAGCCCTAAACAATTTGTTAGTAAAATAACGCAGATCTGTAATTTCTCCAAGGTTAGTGCCTCCTGGTAATGTTTCAACTTTACTTCCTCGACCTTCTGCGGTCTGTGGGAAGAAGTAGTCTTCGTTGACGCTCAATGGATTGTATGAAGCGTCTATGACATTCGCGCCACCTCCTGTGGATGAAGGAATACGGCGCTGTTGGATTTCGTTTTTAACACGCTCAACAAAGCTCATAGCCATGTGTGCTGGCATGTTACCTACGTCTACATAGAAAATACGTCTTTCAGGAGCACGTTGTATACGATAGATGATGATCGCGTCTTCTAATAATTCTTTCTGTTTGTATACTTTAAACACTGATTCTAGAATTGAATTGCCAAAAGGGTAGTTGTTGTCCAGTCCTTCGCTCATGGAGATATGTACCACATGTTTAGCATCTATGGTAACTTCATTGGTCTGGTTACTGAATCTAGTGCCGGGGGGTTGTGCTGCTGCGCCGACCATACCGCGACCAAATCCACCGCCGGTGGTATATGAACTAGTTCCGCTGGGTGCTGTGTTTGTGGTACCATGCGGAGTCACAGCCACCATATCTTTGAAGTTAAAGTTGATGTCACGGATCACATACTGCTCGGGTATCTTGCCTTCAGATTCGTTGACTATGATCTTAGTTACTTTGGCAGCATCAACAAACAGCCACTTTTTGGTTTCTGGATCTCTCACAAAGAAACAATCACCGTATTTTAGAGCGTTGCGGAAAATACGGAATATGCGAGTTTCGAACTGCTGCTGCTTGCTCCATTTCTGTAGACTGTCTTTTAATAGTTTTACTTCAGTGGCAGTGGGGCTACCTTTGAAAAATGTGTTGAACGGTGTGCGGTTTTCTTTTTCTTTTTGTGTGCAGAACTCTGTAAGAATATCCAGGGCCGCATTGACTTCTGAGTCCATGTCCATGGTGTCATACTGCATGTAGCGTTCCACCCGATTGGGCGCACCGGCGTACACATCTGGTAGGAAGCTGGAGTAATTGGCACGAGCCGGACCAGGACGGCCACGGCCGCTGATCGGACTCATTGAGCCACTAGAGTTATTAATTTTTACAGGGGTAAAATGTCTTTTCCAGCTCATTGTTTTCCTTACAGCGACTTGAATAGATCTTTGGTAAGACCTCTAGTAGCATTAACAGTTTCATTAGTATTGTTTGCTACTGTCCAGGTATATTTCAAAAGTGTTGCCATCTTAGTATTTAACTCCGCTAACAGGGTTTCTGAAGATTCTGGTTTTTTCGCGCCATCGTCTTTCTTTTTGTTGGCATCTTCGTCGGCTTTCTTTTTCGCGGCTGCGTCATCTTCGGCTTTCTTTTTGGCAGCTGCATCATCTTGTTTTTTCTTTTCTGCCTCTGCTTCTATGGCTTTTTTAGTAGCGTCTGCATTAGCTGCGGCGGCAGGTGCAGTACTAGCTCGTTGTTTGGCCAATGCTTCTGCCTCGCTTAAAGCTTTCAGTTTGGCTTCAGCAGCTTCAATTTTTTCTGCGGCAGCTTTCTTTTCAGCACCAGTTTTTGCTGCTGCCAGTTCTTTGTCTGCTGCTTCTTTTTCCTTGCTGATTTCTCCTTT